AAAAGGGACCGCCAGGAAAGCCACCCACGGGCGCGCGGAAGCGCGGCCGCCGGGCCGGGGAGCGCAGGACGGGGTAATCTTTCAAACGCAACTTCAAACTCATTCCTGTACTGTGTGGCAATTGAGATATCATCCTCTTTATATAGCTGTGAAGCCATATAAAGCGGTAATATTGCAGCCACTTCTCTGTCAAGCGATAATTCATAGCTATCCTCTGTTCCACTTGTTATTGTTGGAGGTAGTGCATTGTAATACACTATGTAATTACCGGGGACTTCTCTATCGAGGGCAAGTACCTTATCACCCTCTTGGTAAACCTCATCCGTCTTAATATATCTTGTATTTTGAATATCGCCTTCAAAGTAGATTGAATTAATCGAATGAAAATCATCAACAATATCCGGCATACGAAATCTGACTTTTTCACAATAATCCGGAACTAAGCCTGGCTCTGTAAATTTAGACCTGTATAACGCAATATTCTTTACTGAATATGGATATTCCGAATCGAATACTATAGTTACAGGAAGCTTTTTTTCATTGTTTATCAATCCCTTAAACGGCGTATACTTATTTATGCTATCGATATCAACAATTTCTACATAATCTCCTGCTGAAATTGTAGCAGTGCACTTTCCCGTAGCTTCAAAGTAATATGACCTAGCACAATCTCCGCTAAATATCATTCTACCGCTTTCTTTCAGATGGATTTTTCCGCCAGTCTCTTTGCCTAAGATATTTGGTATAGGGTTAATTGAAATAGACACGCTCTTAACCAAAAACTTACCTGCCGTCGAAAGCATTAAAATACCTTCGTTTGCTACCTGGGGCATTGCAGCCAAGTAGTCCCTTGTACTGTCGTCTGTCGGGATAGTGCTTCCATTTGCACTAAACATTTTCTGTATGGTTGCTAATTTCAATTCTTCCCATGTCATAATTTATAACTCCAATTTTTCGATAATAGCCTTCTTAATAGCAGAACCGCCTGTCGCTTCAATTCCGTATTCATTAGCCAACTTCTTTAATTCAGCAATAGTCATTCTGTTAATCTGCGTCTTAGTGTATTTCTTATCTTCTGCTTTTTCTTCCAAAAACTTATCTTTTTCCACAAGCTTATTGCATTCAACTCTCTTAGAAATATAATTACCGTCTTTTAATACGCGGATAATCTCATAAGTTGAATTGCCATCTTCAAATGTGTCACCGATTTTTAGATTCTTTGGTATCATATTATTCTCCTAAAAATAAAAAGGGGCAGATTGCTCCACCCCTTTTGCTATTCACTTATGACAGTGTTGTACCGAGGTCAGCACCGCCAAGGATGACATGTCTCCAGTCAAAGAATCCGGCAGACATTCTTGCTCTACCTGACCAGTTAAGGTTGAAGCTCTTCTCCTCTACCCAGTCCTTCATAGTAAGTGGGATTCTGTCAAAGAATACTGAACCTGAAAGCTCCTTATTAGCTTCACTCGACATGATAATATAAGGTGCCTTTCCCTCTGCAGCCACCCATCTGTGATTTACTACCAGATTCCAGAGTCCCTTCTGAGTATTTACATCATTGTAATTTGAACCAACTGTAAGGTCTGACTTAATAATCTTTCTTACAGTATCCTCAAGCTCGGGGCAATTGCCGGGAATAACAATTGTATCAAATGTGTATCCCATAACATTGCCAGAGGCATTCTTGAAATTGCGACCGATATTAGCCAGTCTGTTAAGCATCTTAGAATCTGTTCCAAACCCATTTGTAAATACATTGGACTGCTCAGCAACGCCCGACTTCTTTCCGAGATGATCTGTTGCGAAAAGTGCCTTTGCATCACCTGTGGTCTTATCAAGCGACTTACCACCGAACATGAAGGTTGCGCCCTCACTTGTAAGTGCATCTGAAGCATACTGTGCGCGTGTTCTCTTGTAAGCTCTAACAAAGTTAGCTGCTGCTGTCTTCATTGTATCGATATCGCCGTCTTCATTCATTTCTGCTGTGCATACAAATGTCTTAATGAACTGCTTATGCTCAATAAGCTTTGAGAAGCCCTGCTGAAGCTCATCCTGAACACCGTTATCGCCTTCATCGACAATATCAAAATTAGCCATTTCTGTAAGACCGGTCATCTTCTCACCGAACTTATCTGACTTCTTAATGTTGAACAACGATTTAACTAACTCATCATCATTGTTCTTCTCGTTATCTGTATCCATGAGTACAGCTCTAACGACCTGGTCTGTTACCTTCCATAAATCATCATTTAATCCACTCTTCTTTGAAAATACAATAGCCATGTTTTAATCTCCTTATCATAAAATCTTGTTATACTTGGCCTTCAATTCCTTCATTGAACAATCAGGGAAAGCCCTCTTCCACTGTGGCAACTCTTCACTAGGAATATCAACACCGGCATCATCACTATTGGAAATACCATTAGTCTGGTTTAGATGCTGTGTATTCTTCATGCTATTTATAGTTGCCTGTTTTGCGCCTGCTGTCATTTGAGACACAAGTGCATCGTAATTGAACATCTTATAAGCATCAGCAAGACTCACATTGTGGTCGTTTACATACTGAATCATAGCGGCGGCATTATCCTTGTTAAGGATGTCATCAATGCTTTTCACCGAACTGTCAAGCTTCTGAATCTCTTTGACATCATTCTCAAGACGATTCTGAATTTCAAGCTGTTTTGTTGCTTCAATAATCTGCTGTGCTTGTAAAATGGCAGGATTATTATTAATCTGCTTTTCGATATAGGAATTAAGCTCATCAGCGGTTACACTTCCGCTCTGCAAACTCTGTTCCATTTGAAGCTTTTCCTGTGCATCTAAAGCATCAAAATAATCCTTTTGTGAACGTATAGGCTGTCCTGTAATCGGATTAGTGTAGCCTGCAAATCTCCTCTCAAATGCTAAATCCGATTCTCTCTGCCTTTTAGCAAACTCCTGCTCCGCCCTACGTCTTGCGGCGGCATACTTGGCATTTTCTTCATCGCTCTGAATTTCTGCCTCACTGCCTTCTGCTAACTGCTGTCCTTCTGCTTCGATTGTTTCCGAACTATCTGTATTAACGTCAGTAGTAACAACTTCCGCTCCGGTTTCCTGAGTCTCAGCGACCGACTCATTGTTTACGCTTAAATCTGCACCCATATTTCTCCTTTCCATTTTTCCGCTCTTGGTTGCGATTTTATATATTAAAAAAAGCACCCTTGTGGATGCTTAATTAACCAAAATGTGCTTTTTTGTCGGAGAGCACTAACTCCGTTATGGAGGTACAATAACCATGTCATTCTGACACAACGTTATTTATTGGATTTCTAACAGTACTTACTATCTTATTGTAATTACTGCATTTCTTGCTCCTGCAAGTAAGCTCCTGCTCAAGCACTAACTTTGGGCTACCTTCATTGTCCAACGAGACCTTGTAAGTCGAATTGGATATTGCCATCTCCACCCTGCATAGCGGACACATCATTTCGCGCTCCTTCCTGCTCTGATATTCTAGCTTCAATACTGTCTTTTATTATTCCTGCATTGGGATATCCGTTTTTTTCCATAAGCTTCCAGTACAACAACGATGTCTGCAAATCCCCTACCGGTCCGAAAGCACCACTCTGTAACTTAAGGTCTATCTGTTGCCACATAGCCTCTCGATTTGTCATTATTGTAGATGTAGGATTGGTTGTGAAAATAAACTCATCATTCCAATAATACTCTCCCGCGCTATCTCTCTTTAGGAACATGTATCTATCAAACGCCGAATATTCTTTGCTTCCGTCTGTGTTTTCACTACTAATCGGCATAGGCTGGTCTGCATAAGCAAGTGCAAACTTAAACATCATTTCATAAAGCTTTGCGTATGCTGCATTTTTCATCACACGTTTACTTTCAAGCCTTCCTGCCGCCTGATTAATCGAATACTGCTTAGCACTGCCCGAACGAGCCGACGCGTCATATTTTCCCTGGAACGCATTTGTAATTCCGAGTGTTGACTGCGCAAAGCTGTAATTCTGAGAAAGCATTGATAAATCTTGAGATATATCAGCTTGAGTTGTTCTTACTCCAACCAAATTAGCGTTACTTTGGTCTACTCTAATAATCTTATATTCCTTGTCCGATGTCTCAACATCGGTATTCTTCGGAAGCTGAAGATAAGAGCCACCCATAAGTATTTTTTCCTGTATTTTTGAACCTATTTTTGAGATTGCGTCCTGTTGGTCTCTTATGACATCAATGTCAGACGAGCCAAGGAATTTATTGTAACGTGATACATTTTTGCGCTCTACAATAGGGAAAATATTAGGCTTATAATATGGCAATTTAACATTTCTCGTCTTTGTTGTTATTATCGGCTTACCGACCTCATTAAGCATCGGTGCTCCGTTAGCATCGGTGAGTGGTACTTCTTCATCGAATGTGGGTTCAAACGTTTCAGTAAACGTAACAATCTTTTCGTTAATGGTCTCGTAATCCTGCACTTCTTCGACAAACTTTTTACTTCCGCATTCGCATTTTTCACCCGTTTTCGGTTTTCCACACTTTGCACATACCTCTATTCTTCTCTTCTGATAGTCCTCCATATCTTCGAGAATATAATCGTCGCACCAAATAAATACACCTATGCCACCATTTTTATTGCGGTAATATGCCTGTGTGACTGTGCCGATATCATCGCATTGCATTGCGTTTTCGGTTGTGAAATTATGGTCTACATCAGCAAGTTCAACATCAACGCCGTACTTTCTCTTTATAAAGTCTTTCGTCATATTGTACTGGATAAAGAAATAGTCCATTTTATCAAAGTCAACTACACCGGGCTGTGGAATAATTTGTCTCGGATGTCTCTCTGAGATAACTATATCGCCATACGTTGTGTGTAGTCCTTTTGAACTATCCCATTCAACATGGAAGAAATCTGCTCCTTGTACATACGTCGTTCTTTCATTTTGGTCATTAAGTATTTCCGCACCGAGCGTCTGAATCTCATTAGTTAAAAATGCTTCAATTACTTTGGCCGCCTCCTCGTCCTCTTTATGAATAGGTATTACTCTGGGACTTGGTATCGAACTATCAACCTGCGATTCAATAAGCTCATAGCAAATATTTCTCACATTAATTGCAAGCTTCTTTACGCCCGAATTACTGTTAGGATTTTTTTCAACCTTACGGCTTCCTTCATACAGCTCATCTCTACGGCTTATAAGCTCGAGTTCTGACTCATACGCAATCCTTGCCTTTTCAAATCTGTTTTTCCATTGGCTAAGTTTCTTCGCCTCTTCGGGATTGACTACTGTGTCAACTGCCTTCTTAATCATCTTTCTTAACCTCATTCGGGTTCTCCCCATTTCTCAATTAACCTAAGTTTATCCGCTTCGTTTGCATTTTTATAATCTTCATACATATCGCTAGTCCATTTTTTACGCCTACCATTTTTTATAATGTCCGGTGGCAACGTCCAATAGACTGCAAAGTACCTAAATGAGTCGACACTATGTGTCAGTTCATGCGGTTGCTTTGCATATTGATTAGGCTTGTTTTTATCTTGGAGTATTTTCTTCATACAGCGATAAAGATTATTGCAAGTGCCTTTCAGTATCGTAAAACGTGCTTGCTCACCCTCTGATGCATAAAGCCATTCCTTCATTCGCATACAGCCATTAAACATGCTATTGTCAACTTTTGTCAGTGGTATACCATGCTCTTCAAAAATAATGGCAGTGCTTTTTCCTGTAGTTGCTTGTCTGTTCCACAAATCAGGCGGTGCTAAGTATGCAGTAATTTTTTCATCACCAACCAAATCCCTAAGAGTGTCAGCTGCTTGCATTGCATTTAAGTTAGGCTCATGAATTTCTCTGTATGCCTGTGCATGATAGTTTGCGTCAACCGCATAAAATATAGCTGCAAACATATCAAATCCATAATCAATAGATACATATCTGTTTACAGCTCCCTTTATAGGTTTTTCGCTTATGTGTTGTTTCGAATTTATCTCCGGCAAGAATAATCCTCCCGCAACGCTTAATGCCTCATCAATGCTTGCAGGATATTCTTGTTTTGTTTCTTCTACTCCTATCATTGCAACGGTCTCGTCATACCATTCCTTACTTCTTCGCGGATCCGCGAACCAAGGAATAAAAATCTTATTAAAGCCGTTGTCATTGTTGGTAAACATGTCTTCAAACAGTGAACCATGATTGTTTGTAGATAGACCGATGAATTTACCGCCTGTCGGTCTGTTTATTGTAGGTGCAGCCGATACCCAAATATCATCAGCCCATTGCTGATATGCCCACTCATCAAAAATAGCCAGGTCTGCCGTGAAAGAACGACACGCACCGGGCGATGATGGAAAAGCCTTAAATACACTGTCCTGACTTCCCGGGAAGTGAACTATTAGTTGTAATGATTGTCTCTCAAATGTGGGACCGGGCCACCCCTTGGCAGAATCGCTTTTATATTCGCGTATGAGGAATGTCATATTCTCATATTCAACGCTTAATCTTCTTACTAACTCCTTCGCCTCGTCTTCTGTCCTTGATAAAGCTATTGCCGTTCTACCGCTTCGCATGAGACATACCCATGAAGCATACGATATAACTAACCACGAAAATCCAAGCTGTCTTGCTTTTAGTATTATGTTGCGCCTATGCTCGTGAATCGACCTGAGTGCTTCCTTTTGCGCGTCCCACATAATAAAGGGTTGTATAAGTTCTTCTGCGTCCTTATCTTCAAATACGCAATAGTTCTCAACGTAGTATTCTATATCGTCTCTGCACTTCTCGATTTCCATATCGCGAGTAAGGGCTAAAATCTGTCCGTATGTAAGCGAATCAACTGCCTCCGCACTATCTACCCCTCTGCTTTTTAAGTATTCTCCTATGTCCATTGTTCCCCTTTGTGAAATTTTTTATAAATTTTTCGAGGGTGACTATCTATGAGATTACGCGACCCCGGTGGGTGGTAGGGGGTGGTACCCGTCCTCTGATCCGGCAGTAAGGTATGTATATATAATCTATTATAGAGACCCCCCTATAGAAATATTTTTATCCACTAGATTATTCTATATGCGTTGTCCGTATGGGCCATCGGCTTATAACTATTCGCTAAATAACTCTTTTGCGAACAGTTGAAAACCGGCAATCCCTTGTAATT